ATCTCTGCGTTCGATGATGGCATTCATTCTGTGGGGGAAACCGAGATCGTCTTTACTGCTGACGATGCTCTTATGGATGAGTTGGATAACTCGGCCACGGTAATCGACATAAACAAATTCAAACCAAAGGGGTCAATACATTGAGTGATCTACTAATTGGTTTGTGTGGAAAGAAAGGCTCGGGAAAGACCTACATAGCCGAACATCTTCGAGACAACCACGACGCAAAGATAATCCGCTTCGCCGACACTCTCAAGGACATGATGCGAGTGATGGGCTTTAGTGAGGGCCAGATAAACGGCGACCTCAAAGAAGTAGCTTGTGACATGCTCAACGGCCTGAGCCCTCGGTACGCAATGCAGACACTCGGGACAGAGTGGGGGCGCAACTTACTCCACGAGAACATCTGGGTAGATATGCTTATTGGCAAGGCTAGTAGAGCCAAGGGCACTGTCGTAGTCGATGACGTTCGTTTCCCCAATGAAGTAGATAGCATCCGAGAAAGTGGCGGCGTCCTGATCTGGGTGGAGCGAGACTCTATCTACGAGGGCGGTGACTCCCACTCCTCCGAGACCGCAATAGATGCGTCCTACTGTGATCTGTTGATGGATAACACCCGAGACATCTCAACTGTCTGCAAGACGATTGAAAGCTGGGCACAGCTACAAAAGAAATTAAATTAATTAATCAGGATATATAATAATGGATCAGTATCAACAATTTATACATAAAAGTAGATATGCGCGATGGATACCCGAAGAAAGCCGTCGCGAAACATGGGCAGAGACTGTACAACGCTACGTCGATTTCTGGATTAACCGAGGTCAGGTAGATGATGCTGTAGCCAAGGAATTATATAATGCCATACACGACCTAGAAGTAATGCCTTCTATGCGTTGTATGATGACGGCGGGTGTTGCCTTGGACAAAGACAACATAGCTGGGTTTAATTGTAGCTACTTACACATAGATTCACCGCGCAGTTTTGACGAGCTTATGTACGTCTTAATGTGCGGAACAGGAGTAGGCTTCAGTGTTGAGCGCAACTTCATTAATAAGCTCCCAGAGATAGCCGAGAGCTTCCATCCTACCGAAAGCATCATCGTAGTAAGCGACAGCAAGGTCGGGTGGGCCTCTGCCTTTCGTGAGCTAATTGCTATGCTCTACGCGGGCAAGATCCCTAAGTGGGATATAAGCCGTGTTCGAGGTGCGGGTGAGCGTCTTAAAACCTTCGGCGGTCGTGCAAGCGGCCCAGCACCCTTGGTCGATTTATTTACGTTTTGTGCTGGAGTATTCCAAAAAGCCGCTGGCCGTAAACTGACTAGTATCGAATGCCATGATATCGTTTGTAAGATAGCTGATATAGTCGTGGTGGGTGGTGTTCGTCGTTCAGCCTTGATTAGTTTGTCTAATCTATCGGATCAACGCATGGCGAAAGCTAAGTCTGGTAAGTGGTGGGAAGACGAAGGTCAACGTGCCCTAGCCAACAACAGCGTAGCCTATACGGAGAAGCCCGACTTCTCGGCTTTCTTATCTGAGATGCAGACTATGTATGAATCCAGAGCAGGAGAGCGAGGCATCTTTAGTCGCGTGGCGGCACAGAAGATTGCGGCAAGAAACGGGCGTAGAGATGCTGACCAAGACTTCGGGACAAATCCTTGCAGTGAGATAATTTTACGATCAAACCAACTGTGCAATTTATCCGAGATAGTAGTTCGAGAAAACGATACTCTGGCTACGTTAAAGAAGAAATGCCGCATAGCCGCTATCATAGGCACACTCCAAGCTACCCTGACAGACTTCCGATATGTTCGTAATATTTGGAAGCGCAACACGGAAGAAGAAGCCCTTCTTGGCGTGAGTATGACGGGGATTATGGATCACAAAATTCTAGGTGATGATAGCTCTGATGTTCTTCATCGTTGGCTAGAGGAAGTTAGAGACGTTGCTATTGACGTTAATAAAGAGTGGGCCGAGAAGCTTGGAATTAATCAGTCTACGGCTATTACCGCCGTAAAACCGAGTGGTACAGTTTCTCAGCTTGTTGATAGTGCCAGTGGTATCCACCCTCGGTTCTCTTCACATTACCTCCGCCGAGTTCGCTCAGATAAGAAAGATCCTCTGGCAATCTTTATGCAAGACAAAGGATTCCCCGTAGAGCAATGCGTAGCGTCCGACGCGACCTCCATCTTTAGCTTCCCCGTTAAGGCCCCAGAAGCCAGCGCAACAGTTAAGCAAGTCGGTGCCCTGCAACAGCTACGCCTGTGGAAAGCCTTCCAGAACCATTGGTGTGAGCATAAGCCAAGTATCACTGTGTACTATACTGACAGCGAGTTCTTACAGGTCGCTCAGTGGATATGGGATAACTTCGACATCTGTAGCGGCATTAGTTTGTTGCCTGTGTCAGATCATGTGTACCAGCAAGCCCCGTATGAAAACATCACACCTGAGATGTACAAAGAAGCGTTGGATAACATGCCCGCTAACATAGATTGGGAAGACCTCCGTGCCTTTGAGACAGAAGATAACACCACGGGTTCACAGGAACTTGCCTGTGTTGGTGGTGCTTGTGAAATAGTGTGATCGTTGGGGGAAAGCTACAGGCAATTCTGCCAAAGTATGGGGGGCCTTATCTTAGGAGTTCTGGCTTATGTCACAGAACAAACGACAGGTTAAAAAAAGGCCATTGGAAGTGGCGTTCGATATGGGCCAGAAGGCCTTCCATCGAGGCATTTTCGATAGCCCGTACAAAGAAAGTTCTTTCCTCCACAAAGAATGGAAGCGTGGTTTCAATACCGGGTTTTTCCTAAACCAAAGGCGGCTGAGTGATGGGTAAAGGCTCCAGCCGCCGCAAGGAAGACACCGCCATGGTTCGTGAAAACTACGGCCAGATTAGGTGGTCTTTCTATATGAATGATCGGAAGTGGCGCTTCATAGGCCTAGCCCTCCAAGACTACATAAAAGCGCACAACAATTTACATAACTAAAGTTTTGTTGTATCATTAACTAATAGAACAGGAATAAGTATGAGTTTAGATTCATTAGATGAACAGATCCTCGACTGGGGTGTACAGAAAGGCATTTTGCCTCACGCTGAACCCCTCGCCCAGCTTGATAAGACTAAAGAAGAGGTGGGTGAATTAGAACTCGCTATCTACGAACATGATATCGATGAAGTGAAAGATGCCATCGGTGACATATACGTCACGATCACGATGCAAGCAGAGGCATGGGGATTCACGATGCAAGAGTGTGTGCAAGCCGCATACGATGTAATTAAGCACCGCACTGGTAAAATGGTTGACGGTAAATTTGTTAAAGATAACTAGGAGATATTTATGTTAGAAGAACAAGAAAAGGCTCTAACGACGGATGAGTTACTGGAATCCCTTAAAGGACAATTCGATAGCTGTATCGTGACGGGCTTTAATAAAGAAGGGCATTTGTTTATGTCTAGCTCTATTAGCAACCTTCCATTCATGCACTGGACACTTAACCGTTCACTATTTGAATTAGGTCTATTCGAGAAGCAAAACGCACAGCCTGAAACGCAAGAAACCCCAGAGTCTGAAGTTGACACTGAGGCTTCGTAGCCGTAAAATGTAATTGTCCTCAAGCTAGTGGACACCCGCCCCCATCTCCGTCTAACCAACGGATCAAAGATGGGGGTTTTTTTGTATCTAGATGCTGTGCCTAGCAAACACGGCGTAAAACGTAGTGGCGAGAAGAATCAAAGATACTGTAAGGCCTACCCAAGTGTGGGGGTCAGTCCAATCGTCGTTCATTACTTAATTCCTAATTCCTGTGATTGAATAAATTCGTCTCGGGCTCTAGTAAAATCTAGCTCGGTCTGGGCTAAGATTTCGTAAAATTCCCTCTGTTCGGCATCGTTGCCTTCCCGATAAATCCCAGCCCGAACCATCATCTTGTACATGGCCCCTCGGTCTAGGTAGTAGACAGGCTCCTTGCCCCCCACAAACGGTACCTTGTCGGGTATCTTCTTGCCCCGAGTAAAGGGAATCCTGATGGGGATAGTCCCGACTTCTTTTTCTAATCGAATGACGTCTTCAGCAACGCGGACAAATTCATCTGGGTTAGCCATTAGGTTATCGACCATATTGAAGTATCGGTTTTTGTCGAAGTTCTGTTGTATAGCACCTACGGCGGTAGTACGAATTCTCGCACCTATTCTGGATAGGACACCTAGCGTAGCTGTTACGCCACGGTTAACCGCCGCTACTTGTTCAGTTAACTCGGCAGTACCCGATCCTGTGGGGATGGCTTTAGATGCTCTAGCGCGTTGTACACCTGTGGCTTCTTCCAATAGTATGTCGAGGGCCTCTACAAATTTGGGTTTGTTCTTAAACACAATATTTGCATAATCAAACGCATTCTTCACACCCTCTGAGTTAGCCATTTCGGCACCCAGTTTTAGTGTACGTTCCCCTGCGGTGCTGGTAGTTGAGCCTAAGAAGTTGTTACGGAACCAGCGGGTGTACGCCGCTTGCATTCCAGCCTCAATAACAGGATCACCTTCGGCCCTAGCCATCAATTGAGTAATCTGATCCCCAGACTGCTGTCCATTAAATATCTTAGACAGTGTGTCATATCCGTTAGGGTTGGGGATGCCTTGTCCTTTAAAGAAACCATTCAGTTCTTGGTTGTATATTCTCTCTTCAGCTTCCTTGGCTAAACGCTGGGCTTCTACGATTTCTCTCTGTAGTTGCTCTTTGGTCAGCTTAGTGTCGGATAACTTCGCAACGAGAGCGTCTAGTCGGTCAGCTTCCTGCCCGAAGTTCTTTCTTATCAGCGTAGAGTAACGTGATAATCCCTGTCGAACAGAGTCTAGGCCGAGATCCGACAGTTTCTCTGTAGAGTCTAGTCGTGTGCTTATGGTGCTGAGTATATCGCCTATGATGAAGTCTGTGACTGACGCGGCGCTTTCACCCGCCTCTGGTCGGTCTAGTAGTTTAATCATATTGGCGGCAACGGAACGGTTGGTGTCGTTGATAGTGCCCGTGACTAGACCCCGAGCCTCATCATCAAACTTAGCCCCCTGTTTTCCTCGGCCGATAGTCTGTCGGCGCAGTGCCCCAACTTGCTGTAGAGTAGAGCCGTCATCCCAGAAGGGAGCCCACTCATTTTTGAAATAAGCCATAGCCTCTTCGGCGGCTTCTAACGTCTCGTCATCGCCGTTCTCTTTAAGGTACTTAATCGCATCCTCATCAATCCACTTCTTAAACTGGATTAAAGTCTTAGCGGCACCCTTCTCAGCGGCATTACCAAATTCAAGTGAGTTAATTGAGTCTACAAGACCCGGACGGATGTCGGTAAATAGTCTAGCGAAATCCACGCCATTGTTTCCTGCCCATTTGGCGACCCGTATTTCCATCTCTGCAATGGTTTCTACAACAGGCTTATCGTCAACCATCTTAGTGCGAAGTTTTGTTTGTTCTAATAGCGTACCAAACTGGCTGTTACCGGGCATTGCGGCGGCGGCGGCATCTAGCTGATTTGGTTTTAAACCCCTCAACTTAGTGACCATGCTCACATAGTCTACTTCACCACCTTTCACAGCGGCAAAGAGATCGTTCTTTGTAGTGTCCATAGATTCTGAGGCTTTAGATAAGTTGGAAACTATATCGTCCGCGCTGTTCTCTCTAACGGAACCGATGTCGAATCCTGTCCGAGATTCTAAGTCTGTAACCTTACCGATGAGCGAGGGATCTTCTGTAAGTTCCTGCACGATACGGGTATTAAGGTTGGCGAAGTTGTCCTCTGCCTGTGCTACGGCGAGGTTTGCGTTGTCTATCTCTTTTACGCCCTGATCCTGTAGAGCCCGAGCGGTATCGTCTATTGCAACACCCCCGCCTAAATTAGTTTCTGCCTCGTTAAGCACCCGCTCTAATTCATCCGTAGGACGAGCGACCGCCAAGTTGGTTTGGTTTGTTCCTGACGCGGTTTGTGTAACACCCTTCTTCTTACCTTGGGCCGTCATGATAATATCTCGTGCGACCTCGGAATCGTCAGCCCTCAAGGCCCGCTCAAGTGCAGTCATGCTATCGACACTAATTTGAACACTGGCGGCTAGTTCTTCGGGTAAATCTACATACAGATCTTTGTTAGCTGTAATAAGCTCTGTTACTTTTATTCGGGCCGCTTCAATGGCTTTAGGATCATCCCCGACGTTGACTAACTCATCCAACAACGTCCGCATGAAATCTGTTTCCATTTTACTGACGCTACCAGCACTAGCTAGAGGATCTACGAAAATGTTGTACAAAGTACGGGCGGTAAAATCGACACCCTTGATTGCGCCTGTCACGACGCCAGCGGCGGTCATACCATCCATAAGGATGTTCATTCTCTTGGCTAATTCTTGTTGGGCTTTGTTGTCCGTAGCATCTACGTCCATGCCTTCAAAGATAGCGGGTTGCCAGCCAAGTTCATCCATCATGGCCTTGTTGCCTATCAGGAGTGTGCCCGCGTCACTTGAAATACTAGACGCCGCACCAATCTCAAATCCTAAACCTTTAAGAATAGTAGTTCCGTATTTTCCTATCTGAGGGGCCTTACCAAAAATCTTGGCAAATATACCGCCCCCAGTAAGTAGGCTAGTACCTTCGGTAATGACGCTATCCATAGTACTATCGCCCGTACCGACGGTAGCAAAGTTATCACTTATG